CTTGTTCATGTTTATCGGACAGAGTGGAGATTAACCGTTTATCCACCCATCTGCGATACAAAACAACCATCACAAAAACAACCCCAGATGAGGTTTTCATCTATTGTAGCAAACTTAGTAGGCATCGAAGAAAAACAACCAGTAGCAAGTGATACACACGTCCATTATGAGACGCAATCCAAACCTTGGGTCCCAAAAACCCAAGTTAATAACCGCAAGCAAATCCTTACAGATGAGCAATTGCGAAAGATGACACCTTTCGACAGGAAACAATACAAGCTCAAAATCAAGAGTCAACCAAAAATGGAAATAGATCTTGATGATCTTGACATAGCAAACTTGAGTTACAATAAAAATAGCAAATTGGCATATGATGAACCAATGATTGTATGTTCTGCTGAACCACCAATTCAGTCACGACTATCCAGCAATCATACGAACAAAGTTAGAACCAAACAACACAATAATAATAACCACGCCATTAGAATTGCCCATGGCATGCGTGTACTTAAAGGAGATCAATTAAATAATTATTCTAAGCCAACTATGGCTGAACTTGATAAAGAAGAGAATGACAAATTGAAGAGTTGGTCTGGACCAGTATTTGATGATTATCAATTTCAAGAGGTGGAATTAAATTCCGCTTTGGCTACATTGGATTGGGCTTTTGTCCCACACCAATTAGCAAATTTACAATTAATAACCGTCAAAACTAATAGTGATGAAGATGTTATTAGATACAAGGATTTTAAGCGCCTTTTATCAGAATGTAAACACATCGATTTGAATAGTATGAAAGAGAAGCAAGCAAATGATATACGTAGATTATTCGTATATTTTTATGCGGCTTGCCCAGAGATACTTTTAGATAATTCTAGTACACACAAAATTGATTTACCGTACTATGAGTTTGAACCACACCCTATTATGCGTTTTCCTAAATTGGATTCCAAACACTTTGTTGGAAAAGAAACTAGGACTGCTTATGAAGAACCATTATTGGAACGCAATTGCGATCCAACTACACTTAACGTTCTGCATGAGTTCCTTAATCTTTGTACTGTTAATAGCAGAAGAATGACAATTAAGAAGTTTAAATCCGTTATGAAAACGACCACTTATAATAACACTGACCCTGTAGAGGCCATTAATGAAATGTGTCCTTTGCTTACGTTGAGCATGATAAACGCCAAACCAAACCCTAAACATAAGGAAGAGGAATGGTCTAAATGGGGCTTCGAATCGTTAACTGACATGCGCAAGTATTGTTGGTTTCAACCATTCGTGCACCCAGATATGTTTATGTACATCGTTCGCTTGGATCACCCTAAAGCAACCAACCCATTTTTACGTTATAGTAGATTTTTTAGCGTGTTTCGCAGCATGTTAGTCAATTTGCGTGATGCATTAGTGGCAGAAGCCAAACATTATGTAACCATCTCAAAATTAGAACCTTACCAACGAAAAGAATATCGCGCAACCATGCGAGAAGCATTTAAGTCTTGTATGAGAACACAATCGTCTCAATTAATGTTTTTGGGTGGTGCAACTAAGAAACAAGTCACAGATTACATTTTTAGTGAACACCACGCCAAAATGCGAGACCAGAGTGAAGCAGCACCACAGATTATTGTCGCCCGATCCATACGCCAAGTTAAGAGGGCAAAGATGATTATAAGTGAGCGAAAAGAAAAGTTTAATAGAATATTTGACGAACAACAGTACACAGAAACATATTTTGATGATGATACATATGAATGCCAAGCAGGATTATGGGATTACGCTCCAAAGAAACAAGACGTTATTTGGTGCGCTAGCACAGCAGCATCAGTTTTGTGTGTGTTGTGGATTTCAGAACTCTGCACTAGACACGCCGTTTATTGGATTTCTGAATTTAGAACCCAAGCAACAAGACTAGTGAATTTAAATAGAGTCATGAGGCCTGTCCTAACGATGAATAACAGAATTCAAGAAATAGTCACAGAAACATCAACATATTTTTCAACTATTGATGGAGAATTATCCCCACAAACACAGTTGACGTATGTAGAATTTTACACTACAATCAATGTGATTTATTCGATGATTAAGCAAGACTATAAGACAGCAACTCGATTCGCTGGCCTCTACGGCATCACGCGATCGAAATTAGTTAAAGACACACTTGTCCACTTCGCTGGTTTTGCACCTGCAAGACCATTAATTGATCATCATCACGTTATGTTTGCTGGGTTTCAATATAGACTCAATTTAGCAGATTACATTGAATATATCCAACTACATCAACTGTATGCCGGACAAGAATTACTTGAACACATCGCTGATTTTTTAGATGAACGCGATGTTGTCGATGAAGCACAAGCACTAGACGACTTGACAACTTGGATTAAACCATTGTCTAAACTCATGAGTTGTGTCACTGATGGTAATCTTGATGAACGAGACGTCCGTGATGCAAATGCTTTGTATCAGTTTATGAACCACAAAGCACAATTTGTGTCTGAACAGGCTGGTTTGTTTAAATTCATTCTCTCCTTCCTTGGAAGGTTTATGTATGGGTTTGACCCTTTCCAACCTGAGTTTCACGCTTTCGCCGCAACTATGTATGAATTAATGACTTTTGTTGAAGACACTCTCCCACAGAGAAACACTTTTTCGACTAAAAAGGCATTGATGCAAAAGGTATGTGAGAGACATGAGTACGCAGTCAAACTGCAAAGGGACCCAACAATGGGATTATTGCCAACATGGCTTCGAACTTACTTCGTTAAGAGGTTAGATCAATTGGAGTCCATGAATGTTACATGTATCCAATTGTTAAAGGGAACCAATGTTAGAGACGTGCCAGTTTGTGTCCTTGTCACAGGTCCTCCCAACGGTGGTAAAACAGCATCGAGTGAATACATTAGAGATGCCTTGAGTGACATCCTCCGCATTCCTCGTGGAGACCAGAGTAATTTTATATTTAACGCCAACAATGAATTTTGGGAAGGTTATGCTGGACAGTTTTTCTGTCAGATTGATGATATGTTCAAACACCAAGACGTTGCTAAACGCACCATTGAGTTTGACCTAATTATTAACGCTATTAATAGTGCAGCATTCAACCTCCCCATGGCCTTTGAAGGTAAAGGAGGTAGCTTCTTCATATCACAAGTTGTTCTCTGTAGCACCAACATTGCCAATGATGGTTACGCCACATGCAAATGGCAATGTGGAGCAACAGATGAAGCAGCAATGATACGTAGATTCCATCTTATTGTCCACAAAACCACACCCGCAGTTATTGGTGACACCAATGAAAATGAATTCACAGTACACAAGTGTGATTTTATGCCTGAAATGGTTGGACAGACTGTCACACCAGCCGACATAGCCCGCCTCATATTGATGATTAGAAAGAGATTTGAAGAACAAGGGCGTCTTAAGGAGAATACACCAGAAAAGATTTTGGCTGATTTCCCTGATATGGATCAACTTGTCGATGAATATGCCACTGGAGCTGACAGAGTTAGAATTGCTGCGTACAGAGCACAACGTGAAGTTGAAACTGTGGATGAAGTACAAGCCAACCGCACAATCCCAGAGATTATTGAGTATGTAACTATGGAACCATATGAGTACCTTAAACGCACACTTAACATCAAATTCCTCGACAAGGATCCTGATGACCCCATAACAATAAGACAAATACAGTTTTTCACTGGATTGTTTGTTGTCCTGATCGCAGCAACAACAGCTGCCAGTATATGGTACTTCAAACCCTTAGTCGAAGAAGAAGCTGATGAGACGCAAGAATGGTATGAGAAATCCAAGACATCCAGAGGTGCTAAGAGACTGCACAAGAACGTCATGAACGCCAAGAGCGCCAAAGGTATGAAGATCAGTCAAGCCCGCCCAATGGTTATAAACACAGTTCAATCAGAAGACTGCAATTACATGTTGTCATTGAAAAATAACGTTTCTAGTTGTTGTGTGAATATGTCCATTTGTGAAGTAGACAGTTTGGGAGATATAGTATTGGGTTCAGGAGCTCACGCTTGGGGATTCCATTATGCTGAAGGCGTTTTCTTTGGCCCTGGCCACTTTGTGTCAAGGTTCTCCAAGAGGAAAAACGCGCTCGTCAAACTCACTATTAAGTGGTTAAACGGCGAAATCGACATGATGTTACCATGCATGTGGGTTGTTCCTGGTCAAGACATATTTTTCTTTCGAGTCACTAAAGCTGGAAACCTACCAAAGTCTGCCCGCAAGTACATGTGGACACAAGAAGACATGTTGGAAGGTAACATATTGCCAGGGACTCCAATGCAGTTGATCAAATTGACAGGATCTTGCACCCAACCCGATATCAAACCAGTGACTAAAGCCGATGATTATCCATCAGCACTAAATTACACTGATGATAACGGGGTCCGATTTAAGGTTGACTATTGTTTAAATTATTATGAAAACACAGTCAGAGGAGAATCCGGGTCAATGTTGGTCATGAAAGGTGCTCAAGGCACTGCCAAAATCATTGGAATGCATGTTTGCGTCAGAGCAGAAAGGGAACACAAAACGTTTGGATTCTCTCTACCTTTCACACTGGAAGGTTTAGACTCTTTAGTTTCGCAGTTAGAACCCGCACCTGTCACAGTAGACACAGTGCAATCATACATAGAAAGAGTGCCTTTTGAACCCCTCCGAATTGCAGCTATACAGCACTTTCCAGCATTCCACAGCAGACTCACCCCAACAGTGTTGCATGCTTGGAATGGTCCCCCCCATAAGATCCCCGCAGCATTAGGAATCTTCACTAACCCTCTTGGGTTGAAAATAGATCCTTTGCTTATTGCATATGGAAAACTTCGAACAGAAGACACCCCAGCGACAGATTTGAATGAGGATGAAATAGTAGAGTATCTGTTGAACACATACCCCCCATATGGAATTAATAAAGGAGTCTACACATGGGATCAAGCGCTGCAAGGTTGCCCCGAAGACGGATTCAACTCTATTTGCGGCACAACATCTGCTGGATACCCATTTAACGCTTCAACAAAATTAAAAGGAAAATTTGATTATATCAACTTAGATTCTGGAATTTACACTTACAAACCCGAATTTCTGGAAGAACTCAAGATCAAAGAAACCAAATTGAAAGCGGGAGAGTATGTTGAATTTGTCTTTGCAGACGGACTAAAGGATGAGACTAGAGCGGTAGACAAAGTCGCTCAAGGAAAGTCAAGACTCGTGTCCTGTTGTCCCTTGGATTACTGCATTCTATTTAGAAAATACTTTGGACCTTTTCTTGGTTATATAAGATCATTTGGAGGTCGCAAACCATGTTGTGTTGGAATAAACCCCCACTCAATGGATTGGACGGATTTAGCTAATAGATTGTTGTCAACCTCTGGTTCAGTATTGGCTGGAGACTTCACCAACTGGGATGGAAGCACACCTGAGCAATTAGCACATGTTGTGCGAAAGTTCCTTTGTAGGTGGTTTGACGATGAACATTCTGTTATACGGGAGATGTTGTTGCAAGTTTTAACGCGTGCAGTCCACATTTGTTTCAACGTTGTTTTCCAGACAAAAGGCTGCAACCCCACAGGCCAACCTGCAACGTCTGAGTGGAATTCTTTATTGCTTGAAGTTGCATATTATGTGGTTTTGACTAGGGATTACAAGATGAAAGTTGGAGATTGGAATTTAGCAGTGTATGGAGATGACAATGCTTGTACCACGATAATGATTGGATTGCGCATAGAGCATATGGCACCACATTTTGCTCGTAGATTCGACATGAAACTAACCCACTTTTCAAAAGAGGAAGGTAGAGATTGTGTTGACGAAACACTGGCTGATATAGGTTTCATAGGTCGCGCTTGGGTCATGGATGATTTTGGGATTTATAGAGCCCCTTTATCCATGACAACTATATGTGAAATGTTTTATTATTCCGCATCATCCATGCCCATGATAGATTACCTCACTGCCACAGCGGATTCGTTTTTCTCTGAATTGTCTCATTACCCTGAACCAGTTTTCCGAGAATATTCTAAGAGGTTGTTGACAGCATGTGCGGAAATGGCCCCACAGTATATACAAGTGATTGCAGCTCGCAAACGCATGTACGAATATTACCAAAACGAGCGGTACTTTCTTGATGATTGTACACTAGAAGATGAAGTCTTGCAAAACAATGACCTCATTTTCACAACCCAGTCGGGCGACTTAAAAGCCATTGGAACAAACTTAAAACCTGAAACAAACCCAAACTCAACAGACAGAGATGTCAAACTACCCCCAGTAACACAATCAGTGGAATTGGGGTCCTTTAATGATGTGGCAGAGGTTACACCTGGCACAGCAAACAATGTTATAGTGCAAGAACCATACACGGGAATTAACATGGAAACATTCAACATGGGAGACTCACTAGACCGAACTTTCAATGTTGCCAATATTGCCTGGACTACCGCACAAGGCGCTGGAACAATCCTTGCCACTCTGAAATTTCCACAACTCCTGTTCTCTCAAACATTCATCGCTGATAAGATAAATGATATGAGGGCATTTGTTGCTGGTGTGCGTGTAGATGCTCGCATCACGGCATCTAGAACCCTTTATGGTAAATTAGCTCTTGTCCTTATCCCATACACAGAGTATTATCCCGTCAGTACAGGGACCACTCAAGTGTTCAATTACAATACCAATTTATATAATTTAACAGGACATCCTCATATGTTAATGGACGCATCATCTAGTGATGTAGTGACCATGGAAGCACCTTTTGTTAATCCAGCCAGATATTTAGATCTTGGCAAATATGGGAATGCAGAGATGGGAGTGTTTTTGTTGGTTGTTATGAACCCTTTGTCAAACTCAGAGAATGCCACAGCAACTGCAACCGTTGTTGTCACAGCAGGGTTCATAGACGCAAAGGTGTTTTTGCCCACAGACACCAGTAATGGCATCATGATGACCAGTCTCAAAGAGCGGCACTTGGAAAAACCACATTCTGTGGCAGAAAAGGTCAGGCTCACTTCTGAACCTGTTGATGAAGTACAGAGTACAAGATCTAAAAACAGAGAAGGAGCTCGAAAAGCACTAATGGTCACAGCAGAAAATGAGGTTCACGAATCTTTACCTGGAGCCTTACAAACCATATCTTTGGTTGGTTCAGCCATCGGGAATTTAGCCGCAGGAGCAGCCACAATCGGAGCACTAATTGGTCTATCAAAACCCACAACTGTTAACACAGCAACAATAGTAACATCAAATCCAAATTTTGGAATCAACCATGGTAATGGCATTGAAACCATAATGAAAGCTTCTGTTGACAGTGAGAACGCCATATCCACAAAATTAATTGTTGGCGGAATCACAGCAGATGAGATGGAATTGCGATTTATTGCTAGTGTTCCTTCTATGGTTACTTCTGTGACTAACGTCCAAGGATCAGGACCAATTCAAATCGCAACCACAGGAATAGACGCCAATCTATGTTATGTTGATCATTTAAAGATGATGTTTTATTATTGGCATGGTTCACACAAATTCAAAACATACATAACAGCATCTATATACCATTCAGTGAGACTTGTCTTTTATTTAGCAACCAGCGCAACAGCCGACTGGCAAGTTTGTTATCATAAAGTTGTTGAAGTCCAAGGCAGCACAGAAGTGGATTTCACTATACCATATTGCCCCAACTTCCCAGCTGCACAAACAACAACCACTGATGTCCCATATTCATTGTTTGTTGCTCAACTAGCTTGGTCTCAATCTGACAGTCTAGTGTCAACACCAATATATCTAAACACCTATAAAGCTGGGGGTTCTGATTTTCGGGTTGGCGGACCCCGCGACTGCGCGTACACTATTCAAAGCACAAAAGTCGATAATGTAACTTATGAGACCCAGAGTTGCCCCCGCATGGACTTTAATATGGATTTTGAAGCCATTCATCCCAGCATCACAGGATACATGCAAGACAATCTACTTTTTGGAGAGGAAATCTTAACAGTAAGAGAAATGATCCACAAGATGACACCAATGTATTCCAATATAACTCTAGATGAACCCATTTGGAACATCACTCGCGGCAGCACAGCATCCCTCACTGGTGTGGACATGTGGGGCCTCTTTTATCGATTCTGGAGAGGCGGTGTCAAATACAAACTTATGCAGAAAGTTGGACAAAAATATAGGGGTTTGTTCCAATCTGCACCAAATTCAACAACTGGCTATTTTCATGGTTTCGGAGTGTCCGCACCCAACATGAATTCTTGCGAGGCAGATTTTCCATATTATGAACCTGTCTTGTTTGAAACCACTTGCTCAGTCGCTCTTAAGAAGCGGCAAATCACAAGCCCTGGCACAGACTCGGCATACATCTTGAAAGGTTGTTCAGACGACTTCTCATTCCACTGGTTGATGTTACCTCCCCCAGGTATATATGTCAACTGCCCAGCCACTCAGGGCTATTTAGGCCTCAGGGCCTTCTACTCGTAATGGAGTTCTCAACATTCTGCTTTTATAGCTTTGTATCGTGTGTTGTGACTGTTTAGAGTTCAACTACAAAG